TTTCAAGATTTGATTCATCTTAGAGAATACGCCAATGTCGAGTAACTCTTCAATTACGAGTCTACGATTATGAGGATTCAATTGCATAAACGGAATAAAGTTTGACGAACCAAGTACCACAACCTGATGGAATGACTTATGGTTAATCTTTAGAATGTTAGTTTCGAGAATACGTTGATATTCTTTTGCATGAGACGACTGATTAATCATCTCACCATTTTTCCATATCTCAAAGATACCGGGCTTAATGCCTCGTACGATTTTGAAATGTGCAGATCCAACCGAAAACTCTACTTCAACAACACACTGTTTATTGTTGATAGAATTCAAGAGTTGTGGCTTAGTAATATTGCGGTGTGGTTTACCAAACAATCCAAACGATATTGCATCGAGCATTGTTGATTTACCAGCACCATTCTGACCAACTACAAGAGTTGACTTACTTTGTTGCAAATCAATTTCTGTAAAACTATTACCTGTTGATAAGAAATTTTTATATTTTATCTTTTTAAAAATAATCATGCTATCTCAAGAGCCTGTGCATGTGTCATAAGTTCACGCATCTGGATTTTTATTCGATCTTTATCTAGATCAGTGTCAACACCGTCAATATAGTCATCCATTAGCTTAGGAGTATCATCGACTTGCAGGCCTTCATCTTCTACGTTGGAACCAATAAACTCGTTAAAGTTTTCTGCTATTTTAAGATCATGCACTTCTTCATTTTGTATGCGATCGATAAAACGATCAAATGTAAAAGTATCTGACTTATTTACTACGACAACCTTGACAAATTTGTTTGCTAGGTGTGACGTCTTATAGCTATTATAATCCATTTCTTCGTCATTGTACACTATTTTTTCAAACAAAGTGTGAGGATTACGTATTTTTTCTACTTCACGAGTTTCGGTATCAATGATATGAAAGTGCTTAGGATCATGGGCATCAGACCAGAAGAATTCCATTTGGCTACCTAGATACCAAATATTATCTCTACGTGATGCAGCATGGAAATGACCAGTAAGTACGAGCTCAAACTTTTCAAATAGTTTAGCATCCATACCACCATGTGATTCGACACCTCTCATTAGCTCAAATCCATTGAGCTCGAGATGTGCACCTAGCCAATCAGCCTTACAGTCACGAATAAATTGCATAGACTTTTCATAATTGTCATTGCAAATCCAAGGGAGAAGAGCCATGCGTAATGACCCGTATTCCATGACCGTAGGCTCCATGACGATATTAATCTCGTTCATAAAATGGCCGAGCAATTCTTTTAAGCTATTCAAGTCATTTGTATTTTTATAGAACGTATCATGATTGCCGGGAATAATATCCATAGACATACCACGTTTACGAATCTCATTTAGAAAGCTTTTACGATTACGATTTAAAGCTTTAAAATTTACGAACTTGCGGTGGTCGTAATAATCCCCGAGGTGTAGAATTTGTTCAACCCCTCTTTTTTCACATTCAGGAAAAAAGACTTTTGAATAAAATTCGTCTGCGTTGTTGAGGAAGATTTCGGAAGAGTTACGTATACCACAGTGCGTGTCATTCAGTACTGCTAATTTCATTTTGACCTTCAAATTTTCTCATAATATTTTCGGAATCTTCAACTTTTCGAATCGATGCTTGATTATCGTGTATTGTCCATTCTAAAACATCGCCTTTTTTCCATCCCATATTTTCCATTAGTGTATCGGGAAATGGCATAATCAAATCATCACCGTCTTCAATGACTGTTGTTATATACTTGGGCTTAATCTTACTCATGCATAAACTCCGTTAAATCAGAATCAGCGTTAACACTTCGCTTTTTCTTCTTCTCACTTTTTACATATTCTTTTACTTCGCTGTCGAATGTTTTTACTTTACCAATGCGATCTCGAAGAGTATCAACAAAATGACCAACAATGTATTGACTAGCATCATCACCTTCTCCTGTCGTGAGAAAGTTTTCTATTCCAGAAGTAGTTAAATACTTCATTTTGATTTCTTGTTGTTTTTTCTCTTTTGCGATACGTCTTAAAAAAGCATACCACGTAATCTGAGTAAAATACGCAAATGCATTAGGTTTACCGGTACGTGTAGCTGCTTCAATATCATAATTAAGTACGGCCTTTAAGCAATTCTCAACTGCATCCATTACCATTTCTTCACGATATGTATAGCGAATGAAGTTAGCTTTGTGAGATAATCCTTCAGATATGCGCAGAAAACATTTAGCAATATAATCTGGTACTTTAGGAATTTCTATGTTTGCTTTTTTTGCTTCATTAACTAAAGTAACATACTCAACAACTGCTTGTGAAAAATCAGCATTATTTACGTAGTGAATACTAGCGCGTCTTTGTCGTGCCATTGCTACTTCCTTTCATTATTGTAGATACTATTATACCACTTTAATGTTAAAAAGTAAACATGTATTTTTTGTTTTAATTTCTAAAAATAGTGGTGTACAACTACCATTTTTTATGGTATAATAAACTATAGTTTAGGGAGAGAGGATACTATAAAATCTTGAGCTCAATGTATTGTATCAGTTTTTGGCTTAAATTTGATAATATTGCCATCTGCATCTTCTGATTTAATTATTTCTTCTTCTTGTTTTTCTTCTTCGATTACATTGTTTATTTTATTTTCTACGTAGTATTCGATTTCTTCGTCAGTCATATCTTCGAATTCGTCAAAATTAAAATCAGTTTTCTTTACTTTCGCCAATGCTGTCATTCGCTGTACAGTTTTATCATAGTGCTGCAGCAATTCATTCGAAGGATTGACCTCGCCAATAATATGTGATGAGTTAATTGTGTGTAATATTGCTGGATCATCGCATAAACCCATCCATGGACGGAAAGCGTAAAATCTAACGTGCTTTTCCATATTCGAACCTTGTATAATGAGCAAAGGACATCTAACAATAATAGAAGCATTCTCGGCGGTGTCCCATTCGAGTACTTCACAAATAACTTCATCGTCGTTTGTCAGCTTAAATTGCTTAAATGTTTGTGTCATATTGCAATCCTGTATGTTTTATTGTTGAAGTTTTCTCTTTCATATATCCGGTGCCGTTCTTCAGAATGTAAAGTTGCAAAGTTTTTTAGATTTTCATAGCTTAAATTATCTATAATGTCGTACAATGTAGTAGGTTCGTTATTATCTGACTTTCTCAGCCCTCGTCCAATTGACTGAAGAACTCTGATCTGGCTTTTCGACGGAGACGCGAAGATAATGTTGTGCAAATTCCGTATATTAATACCAGTACTAAAAGTACCCAAAGATGCGACAATGATAGCATTTTTCTGTTTCTCTACTATTCCGCGAATTGCTTCGCGGTCAGATGTTGCGACTTGGCCTGATACAAAGAACACTTTTCTATTTTCATCTACTTTACTATTTATTAAATCAAATAGTGGTTTTCCGTGTTTTTCGACAAAGTTGAATAGAACGAGTGTGTTACCCTGCTGATCTAGCGCTAAATTTCTTATAAAGTTGTTTCGTTTATCGTTTGCGACAATCCACTGAATTTCATCTTGATACGTTCGCTTACCAAAGTCCTTACGTACTTCTTCTGAGTAATCAAGTATGATTCGTTTGATATTGAGTTGAGCAAGCGTATCGTTATCCTGTAGCTTTTTAGTTGTTGTGACTTTGTATATTTTTCCAAAGAGTCCTTGAAGGACCAGCTCATGTGTTTGAGTTCCATCGAGAGTTCCTGTTGTTCCAAAGCGATATTCGGCTTCTGTTGCTTTATTCATAATTTGCATTAATGATTTTGATTTAAATCCATGACATTCATCACCAATTACCATTCCGAATTGTTCATACCATGATCGAGGTAATTTATATATCGATTGCCATGTACTAATTACGATCGGTGCACCGGGATCCTTTTCTTTACCAGAATAAATTTTGTGAATAAGAGATTCCGGACAATTATAATCTTTAAAGTCAGATGTCATCTGTTCTACGAGCGATGTAGTCGGTACAATAACAAGTACTCTTTGTTCGCTATCACCTCGCAATACACTAAGAAAGTAAGAAAGCAAAACATAAATGATAAGAGATTTACCTGAACCAGTAGGAGATACTAAAATAGCACGTCTTTTTCGCATACCTTCCATGACTGCCATAAACTGATATTCTCGAAGTTTAAAAGGCAAATTCATTTTTTCTACAAATCTAATTATGTCCTTTCCTTCAACTTTATCTTCGGCGTGTGGCATGCCATATGCAGTACGGATAGGATCTAGATCATAACCACGCGTTCTACAGAATTGAATTAGATGATATATTAGACCAGCTGGAAGTTCTCCGCTACGAGTATCGAATAATCTTATTTTTCCATCCCATACTTTTCGCCGGAAAGCTGGCATGAAGCGATATCCGGGTACATAGAAACTAAAAAATTCATTGAGTTCTTGAGCAGCACCATAATCGCAATCAATATGTAGATTTGCATGATTTAATTTTCTTATCCGAATAGTTTCTGTACTTTTCATCTACAATATCTCTAATTTCCAGCTTCGAAGTTTTTCCACTTGATCATGTTTGATATTGTTTGATGACGCCAGTTAATATGCGTAACAATATCTTGTAGTGTTTCTACTAATGTTTTATAGTATTGAATTTTTTCTTCTGATTTTTGGATTTCTGGATCAGCCTCATAATAATAAGACATGTCGCCTTTCATTACTTTCAAGCCATTGAAAGGATCAGGATTCCATCCAAGTTGTTCTACTTCTTCTTGAGACATTTTTCCATTATACCATTCCCATTTTTGTTTCAATAACGTCTTTTGCACAAACTCTGCTCTTTTTAAAAGCAGTTTGCCGTTTGCAAGTTTCTCGAGATATTTGGAATGTAGAAGTGGGGTTTGACGAGAACTTTCGTCAAGATGTACATTATCAATTATATTATCCTGTGCCCATTCTTCGAGCACAGCTTTCAAATCAATCATTATAAAGCTCCATTATATGGTATTATATATTACTATATTAAATCAAAGTATGTGAATCTAAAAGAAATCGTAAATGTGATAAACTCAGTTCCTGTTGCTGTTGATTCAAAATTTATATCTCCAAGTGCAACTGGTACGCATTCATAGTATTTTACTTGTTTTGTCACAGCATTTGCACTTGAAAGAATAGACAAAGTAATATCTGAATACGTTGGAGGTTGTGTAGGGCTACGATCAATTGCTTTTACCGGTAAATTGTCAACTGCTCGGCGAATCCAAGAATACATTTCATTATAGCCGGTAAGTCCTTCGTCTAAAATAATAGTTGCATTCAATTCATTAAACGTAAGTGAACCGCCGACGATCGGAACTCCAGTAATTTTGCGAAAAGCAACTTCCGAAGGATTAATAATCATACCCGGATGTGTAATAGTTTGCGCAAAATACTCAAGATTCGGGAAGTTTTCTCGATCTATAGTAAGCTTATAACTAGTCGGTTGTAAATAATTTAAGTTTGTTGTAAGTGCCATACTACTATTTATACAAGTTTAAGATAAAAAAAGAGGCCGGAAAAACCGGCCTCAGTTTATTTTTTAGTTTCTTCTTATGTGAGGATATTATCAACTCTGAAGATGCGATAATATTGGTTTGTGCGGTTAGATGCCAAACCGTTTGCAGGTGCTGCACCAACGAATGGGTTTGAAGCCATGCCGTAGCGTGTCTTAAAGCCAATCTTAGGCTGGAAGCTGTCTTCACCGACTGCACGAACCATTGTCAATGGAACGTATGGGCAGTAGAAGAGACCTGCGTCATATGGGTTAGTACCTTTATAACCAACGTTAACGTAATCGGCTGATGCATATGGATCAATGTAGACCCGTGTGCGACCGTTCAGTACACCAGCAAATGTGTTGCCTGTGTCATCTACGTTCAAGTTGGTTGACATTGCTGGTGAGTAGTCCAACATGCCTGAAGCTGCAAGAGCAGAAGCAACATCTGATGAACAGATGATGAAGTTACCCTTACCGCGGCGTGTTTCTTTAGCAATTGTGTTAGCTTCACGCTCGATCTGTACGATCAGACCTTTGAACTTCTCAACTGACCAGCGGCCATCGGCGTCTGATGACAGGTTAAAGATACCTTTTGTGGTAACGTTAGCCTGACGAGCACCGATTTTAGCTTGTGCGTTAACTGTGCGGATAACCTCACGGTTAATTTCAGCAAGAATTTCTGTTGACAGAATGTTA